GTGTCAATTAGCACTAATATATCAAGAGAGTATTAGTGCTATTTTGTCACCGATAGCGTCGAGGGACGCGTATTCGGTGACTATATGATCGGCGCATGCGTTGACCTGCGCGGATGTTTTTAGTGCGAGTTCTCGCACGTCTCGTCATCCTGACTCGAAATTTTGACATTGTATTTGATTTGAAGTTAACAAATACAGGGATGGGGCGCTGCCCCAAACCCCGGGTTTTTTTAGGATATATTAAATTAGGATGTTTGTTTTTCAATTATGGTTTCTGTTGTTTGACTTACTGGTTCTGTATTGGCCTTTTTGTATGTATCATCAACAAATTCCTTTGATGATCTGAACCATTCATAACGCTCTGAGATATCCATTCTGTCGAAATTAGGATGTTCAACGTCTTCACCGTAATAGTAAGGAACCTTACCACCTGGAACCCCAAGGCCACGAGTAAAGCGATCCAAGATTTGTCGAACTGTTAAGGACTGATCCGGTATAGTCTCAGAATTACCAGATGTTTTTTCATATCCAATCGACGTTGGATAGAGCGAGTTAAAGACTGCGATTTTTTTCTGCATTGCGATACATGTTTTTAAATTGAGCAATATGGGACTGTGCCAAGTCCCGTTGATTTTCTACATAGTTATTTTTGAACTTATCAGCATAGGCAAACGCAACGCACTTGCGTTCTACCTCATCATAGATTTTGTTTTTATAATAGCGAGGCATAGAGCATTTTTGACCACCTTCAATATTTACATACATACGATTTAACATGTCCTTTTTGTGCCAAGCAATCATTTCCTTTGTGAGGTAACTGAGGCCAAGGCCTTTGACATAAACGCAAACTCAGGAATCCTATCATCGTTGCAATGCAACGGAATTTTTCCCGGCTTACACATGTACTTAAGAGTATATCCCACACTTGCACCAGTTACAGATCCGAAGTGAACTAACCCGATAGGCTTGCCATCAATCGACCAGGCGGATTCAATCAATTCAGGTTTACTGTTAAAGATGATAGCGTGGTAATGCGGCCGCATGGTTCGGGAACCGTATTCACCCACGACGAAATATTTAACCAAATTACGTTGTCCATGCAGTTTACGAAGTCTCTTAAAGTATCGTTGAACTTCCGTTCGCTCAAGAGACATAAACCCGTTCCGCGTAATAGGTACGTTATCGTTCCCATAGGTGAACGTGACGAACCAAGAAGAGAATGCCGATTTTTCATGCTGCATAAGTCTAAACGACCATCCAGAGGCACGACGTTTCAAACACTTTGGACATTTCCCACAAGGCACACATACCGTCCCGTCGTGCTCCTTAGTCCGAATTTTAAATGGAGTTATACACATATTATCCGAGTCGAGGATTACCAAATACAGGCATCATTCGAGCCACAGACACCTGATTTAACACCTGAACAAATAGGTTATCCGATTCACTACCGGTAGCAAATATCCTTGTATCCGGAAGACACATAATGAAGTTACTATTCAGTGGAGGAACGGTCGAACCAGTAGTGAATATCCGCCCTTCATGCCAATAGGCTAACGTGGTTCTAAACTGTCCAGCCACTCTATTAGACTGATACTTATATTCGGCATAACGGGGTAAATATCCGAACGTCTCAAGAGATTCACCTGCATTGTCAGAGTAAGCGTAAAGTTCACCTTTGAGTACAGCTTGTTCCCCAATGTGTGCCAAATCTGAAAAATACTGTTCGTAACGATCGTTGATTTTATAAAACTGTCTTTCGATCCCCTGTTGATAAGCAGTTTTAGGCATGACGCTAAGAATGCCGATGATATAACAATGCTCTTCCGCGAAATAATGACCATAATTTCCTTGCACTACCGCCAGGCCATGACCAGCCATATTACCCTGAGGAGGGGAAGCAGGATCAGTAGGATTAGCAGGGTCGAACGTACCAGCTGTATTTAATACCTCTGAAATTGTTATAGGCGTCTTAGAGCCTGTAATGTACTCCGGCCTTTGTAAACGCTTATCCGAAGAAGTAACGCCGTAAATCGCCCGTATTGCCTCCGTATAACGAGAACCACCGCGAGCGAATTTTTCAAGAAGTTGCTGTACAGCTTCCGCGCGTCTTAAATCGCGGATAGTAGTTGAACCGACTGCCTCAGAAGTTTGAGCAAACAAGTCTTCACCTGTTGTATTAGCAGCAGCAGCGACGTCCGCATTAGCCGGCGTACCTGTCAGAACAACACCAGTAGGAAATGCAACGTTGTCAGCTTTTACCGGAACATCCGAAAGAGAAAGAGGCAGCAACACCGCTTCACCTTTCTGAGCGAACGGCAAAGCAGAAGTAAAATAATCGTGTTCCCAGGCACGAAGACGAAGATTGAACAATACAGAAGAGTCAACCGTATTGTCACCGTCATTAAGATAGTTCGTCCTACTCAGGTCTTTAAGGGTTGAGTCCTGAAGATTTTGATCACGGTAATATTCATCCCAGATCATTTGATATGCTGCAAACTGCATAGCATTGATGTTTTCCGAACTGTTATTTCCTGCAGTAGCCTTAGGAGGAATCCCGAAGTAATCGGTTAACAAAGTCTCGTTAGCCTCCGAAATAGTAATGAATGGATGAGCGGGAGGAGTGTAAGTTGAATAATCCGTTGGTTCATCGGGCCCAGCAAAATATTCCTCCCATTTGGGCCACAAAAGCCGTTTTGGAACCGCGTAATAATGAACATACGCATCGAAACGATGCATTACAGGCGCAAGCATTGGCCCGAAACGCACCAGCATTTGACAGCCAAGATTCCACTTGTCGCCAGGAACCGAGTCCATACAACAAATAGGAATTAAACGTCCCATCGAGCCAGATAATTTCACGTCATGCGACAGATCGAAACGATTATACTTTTCACGCTTCATCTGCACCTTGTTGAAGATTTTAGTACCAGCCATTTTGTTTTGATTTTTATTGTGAATAAATAGTGACTATAAAAAAGGGCAGTGTAGATACACCACCCGAAGACCAAACCCGTCGAGTCATAACCGAATACCACCGCGACTCACATAATAAACCCGACGGTTTTTAGTACGGCGCTTCCCGCGCCGATGATGTTTTTTGTAACGCATAAGAATAAGGTTTAACGTTAAAGATTTTCATAGGTACGGATTTTTATTAATTACTATATAACAAGTTTTCCACAGGTGTCAATAAGGCCTACTACTGATTAGGTTCATACCCTTTAGGGAGGGCACGATGCCAACCCTCATAAGGTTTACCGGTACCTGGTAATGTAGGAATACGATTCAACAGATTTTCCCAATTGATACTATTTGTTTTAGGATTATAGAGCTCATTCCCATCCTTTGATCCAACACCTTGCATAAGCATTGCTGCCGCCCTTTGCCAGTAAGGATCAGACTTTGTAAGACCCGCTTCATTCAGCTTTTTTTCGAATAACATTAACTGATTTGATGTTTTAAGATTTATAATACGCTGTCTAATCTCGTCAGTCGTTGCTTCCGTTTGATTGCGAGATGCTCGCATATTGAGGATTTGTTCCGCAGATACTTCAAGTGAACGGTTTGTGAGTAACGTCCGTCGCTCATTCTCGTCCAATGTGTATTGATTGTGGGCCTGCATACCAACGAGCTTAGCACTTTCAATCGGTGCGCCGAATTGCTGCCGTAATTGATATTCATAGAGCCCGCGTGCGGCTTGTAAATCCATAAGATTGTTGTGATATCCATAGCCTATGTTTTGAATGTCTTGCCCTGCTGTTCGTGATTTAAGGTTGGCAATTTGTTCGTTGTAAAGGTCTGCTTGAAGTTGTTTAAGTCTTGTGTCCTGAAAAGCCTGGATTGATCCTTGTAACCCGCCCTGAACAGATATTCTCTGAGGTTGCCAGTGACCCTCTGAAGAACCCCTGGGCGTACCAGCAGCCGATACTTGAGAGCCGCTACCATATACAAGCATGGGATTGAGACCAGCAGCTTTAAGGCGTGCCATCTGTGCCTGAGGGGAATTGTATTCATTTTGCATGTTCCAATCTGCCAGAGCGTCCGCCCGTTGGCGATCATACATGTAAGTAGAGTATCTCCTTGCTTCTTTGTTTTGGCCCGACTGAATAAGTGCGTCCATACCAACACCAAGGATATTGCTGCCGCCACTGATAAGGCTGCCAGCCATTTGAGGAGTAAGAGGCATAAGTGCATAGTTTTAAATGATTAATAGATTTTGGTAAAAAGGTTTGTCTTTTTTTGATTCCAAGAGGGAACACCGGCCTTCGCCTCCGTTGGCGGCTGGAGCGTCGGCATTGGCGGCACTCGTTCGTCGTGCCTCCTCACTCCCTTCGCCGAGCCTACCGCAAGCCGCCCGTCGTCTCGCCTAAGTCCCCCCTTGGAGTTCCCCCTCCAGTTCCTGCCTTTTAGGCAGTTAGAGAGTGACACCAAGGTTTGGTGTCAATTAGCACTAATATATCAAGAGAGTATTAGTGCTATTTTGTCACCGATAGCGTCGAGGGACGCGTATTCGGTGACTATATGATCGGCGCATGCGTTGACCTGCGCGGATGTTTTT